GTACTAGGTGTGGTCGCGTGGCTCTCATTCTATCTCGGTGCGAACCAGAACGGATTAGTTATACAACCACTGATTCATAGGACGTTAACAATCCCACACAGACACACCTAATCAACAGGAACCTAAACATCCAGTTATGGAGGACGACTTCGATTTTCTGCAACCCTCAAAGGTCTATTTCCTAGACACGAATTTGTCTAGTCCAGTCCTTACAACTGAAATCCAAGCAACTAAGGAACTATTGGAGCGAACAGTCAGATATGCAGAGAGCTCGGAAGAGATGTGGAAGGGAACTGCTCGTGATCGAAGTGAGTTCCATTATATGAAGAAATTGTGCAATGCCAATGGATGGAGTCGTGCTTTCCTACGGAAATCTAGACCACTTCTCCCGAACGAATATCCACGGGTCGAACAGCTGCTGAAATTATGCGATGGAGTAGTCCCTGAGCTGTATCAGGAAGCAAGAGAAATCGCTGCTGACATACAGCAGGCCATAGAAGATGGGCTGGAGGCTCGAGGTCTTCCGAAGGAGGGCATCAGCGGTACTGCTGAATCACTTCTCTGTTATCAAGCAAGACCTTATAGGACTACTTATGAAGCTATGACCGATCTGTTCTCCCGTGCAGAATCACGAGTCAAGAATAATGAGCATGCATGGACCCTTGCCCAAATAGGAGAGGTGAAAATATGGATTCATCCTAATTATGCCCTCCTTATATTTGATGGAAGGTTTTATCACAGCAGTCTGAACCAGATACTAATGCTCAAGGATAAAGTTGCCACCCGGTTTATGCTCCTTGAGCATGTCAAACCTCTACGCTTAGCGAGTTCCTTGTTAATCCACCTCGAACGGTTGTTTCAATGGCAGGATAGAACTTTGTTCCACTATGGAAATGGAGCTTATGGAGTGCTCAAGGCAGTTGAGCCGATGTTCAAGACCCGTTTATCACATGTCACTGATAATATATTCGGAAGTGATACAGCTTATACCAGAATGATTGTTAAAATGAAGGAGAAAGAGCGGAAAGTTAAACTTCAAACCGGGTCACAATATGACAGCATGGAAGAGTTGATAAGAATTGTCGAGAGCGTCGAGACTATAGAGGAGATCGTAGAGATGTTTGGATGTCTTAAGTCCTGCGGACATCCCTTGATTGATGCAGAGCGAGGTGGATTGTCTGCTGCTGAAGAGGCGCGATCCCCAGATAAGACATCTTTGGTGGACGCTCAACATCTTAGAAACACATTTTGCCATATTATCTTGGTCTCATATATCGATCAGCACGGGAAGTGGCCTCCACTGGAATTCATGAAGCCTGGCACAACACTAGAAATTCTCTCGGTCCGACAGGAAAGAAACATCTCACGGAGAAGCTATAATCTAGACGATTGGACTACGACGGAATGGAAGAAGATCTTTGAAATGGATTATTTCCCAAATTTCCTAGAATTGATGGATGATAAATCCATCTCATATTACAGGTCAGAGAAGCATCTTGCATGGGACAGAAAGACTAAGCCTAGATCTGAGCGTAGACTACTATTAGAAGTCTTAAAAACCAAGGAGATAGAGATTGAGAGTCTTGTAAAGAGGATTAGTCGGAG